GTAGTTGTGAAAAAGATTGGAAAAATGTGGAGCGATCCTGACACTAGTCTAGTGGATAGCACCAACAATATCGCTAATTTTATAAAGTCAGCGCCAGGTGTTTGGCCACTATAAATACATTAATATGAGAGCAAATTATGTTTAGCAGAGATTTTTCAGGATTAAACATCGAGGGACACATTAAAATATGGTACCCCGAAACTGGTGAAATTGCCATTAATAAACGCAATGCCATTCATTACGAGAATATGAGTGTGGCATTGGCAGACAGTATTGGCAACTCGGGTCAAGGATTTATTTACGAAATGGCCTTCGGCAACGGCGGCACCGCCGTTGATCCTACTGGTATAATTACCTATTTGACTCCCAACAGTGTTGGCACCAATGCAGCATTGTATAATCAAACGTATACCAAAGTGATTGACGACAGAGCAGTGGCCAATGTTGATCCTACACGAAATAAAATTGAAACACGTCACGTCACTGGCACCAATTATACAGATGTGTTTATTACTTGTTTATTAGATTACGGCGAACCTAACGGGCAAGATGCTATTGATACTAGCAGCAATAATGAAGGTACCTTTGTTTTCGATGAACTAGGACTAAAATCGTACAGCGCCACGGGCCAGAGTAAGTTATTGACTCATGTAATTTTTCATCCTGTGCAAAAATCATTAAACAGATTGATACAAATTGATTATACTGTACGTATTCAAAGTTTAACTGGTCTAAGTGAGGTAGCATAATGGCATACACTATTAAATATACCGAAACAGGAAACCCTCAAAAACCGGATATAACAGTTGAGGATCAAACACTCAATCAACAATTACCTGTAACGTTTGTAGGTAAAAATTATGTTGGTTACGCACAAATTATTGCTGAGAACTTTTTACATCTTTTAGAAAATTTTGCCAAAACTTCTGCACCTACGAATCCTGTTGAAGGGCAGTTATGGTATGATAATAGTCCCGGCGTAAATCAATTAAAGGTATATGACGGCACAACATGGGCTCCTGCTGGCAGTATTAAGAAATCTAACTCTGCTCCTGCAGTTGCTAACAGTAATCTGGGTGATTTATGGGCTGATACTGACAATCAACAACTTTATTTGTTTACTGGTAGTAATTGGGTATTAGTTGGACCACAATTTAGCAGTGGATTAAGAACCGGTGCCGAAGTTGAAAGTGTTGTCGATGCAAGTAACATTACACATAGTGTATTGAATTTGTTTGTCGGCAACGAAAAAGTTGGCATTATCAGTAAAGATGCATTTATTCCAAAATCTACAATTTCTGGATTTAGTGAAATTAGACAAGGATTTAATTTATCTAGTAAAGATTTTAACAGTAACAGTCTACCAAACAAGTTTTGGGGCACTAGTGAAAAGGCTGATTCATTAGTAATTGGTGGGAATGCAGTATCGGCTTCTAGTTTTTTACGCGGTGATACGGCAAGTACAACAAATTTTCAATTTAATATTCGAAACCCTAGCGGACTTACTGTTGGTAGTTCGGGTGAATTAAGTATTACTATCGACAGTAATATTCCTACATTTAACAACAAGGCCAACGGATCAGCATTTGATTTTAAAACAGTCAATAACGGAGTGACTTCTACAGTGCTGCGTATCGACAGCACAAGGGCTGTTGGTATTAACAATACAGCACCTGCCGAAGCGTTAGACGTTACTGGTAATATTAGAACAAGTGACAGTTTAATTATTGCCGGCACAACCGACTCTACAAGTTTAGTTACGGGCAGTATTAAAACTGCAGGTGGTGCAGCCATAACTAAAAATTTAAGAGTAGGTGGTAATTTCACAGTCACCGGTACATCGACAACATATCATGTAATTCCAGACGCCGACGGAACGTATGATTTAGGCACAGAACCGTTAACCGGCGGTAAAGCATGGCGTAGAATATACGCTGATCAAGTTTTATCACAAGAGTTTGTTGGCAACTTAACAGGCAGCGTTACCGGTAATGTTACAGGATCTGCTAGTAAATTAAGTTCACCTACTGTTTTTCAACTTACCGGCGAAGTTTCTAGTAACACTGTAAGTTTTGACGGGCAAAGCACTGCAGGTTTTGCCACTTTTACTACTACTATTAGTCAAGATTTTTTAACAAATCGAACAGAAACATCTACTAGTCAACTTAATGACGAAATTTTAATTAATCGTCCGGGCACGGGATTAAGAAAACTTACCAAGACAACATTGTTGCAAGGTGTTGCAACTATGCCAATTGGAACAATCATGGGATTTGGAGGTCAAACACCACCGTCTGGCTATTTGCTGTGTGACGGTAGTGAAATTAGAATTGGTGATTACCCTGAACTATTTGCAGTCATAGGCTATACATTTAAAGCCACATCTTTGCTTATCGGCAGTGCCACTTTTGCACTTCCGGATTTAAGAGGAAGATTTGCATTAGGCAGAGACAATATGGACAACGGCAACACTGTACCTAGTATTGCTGACCCGTCTGTATTAATTGATGCCGGCGGCGGCAACGCAGATAGAGTAACTGATGTTTCTGCTGATACGCTGGGTACAGGTTCGGGCACCGCTGAAAAATCGTTAACATTGTCTAACATTCCCGATCATGAACATGATTTAAGAGCCAATGCAGGAACGCAGTTTTTTGCATTTAGAAACTCAAGCACTGTTATTCCTGATACTAACTATATTACAGGTCAAGGACCTACGGCACCTGGCACTGGACAATATCTTCCAACTAGCGGCGGCATTGACACTGCTGGCAGTTTAGGAGTTGCTTTCAGTATCATGAATCCCTACATGACAGTTAACTATATCATTTACACTGGTAGATAATAAAAATGACGTACAATATTAACAAAACTGATGGATCATTGTTAGCACAGGTAGCAGATTCTGCGATCGATCAGATTTCAACAGACATTACACTAATTGGTAAAAACGTCAGTGGCTACGGGGAATTTATCAATGAGAACTTTATAAAAATTCTAGAAAATTTTGCTAGTTCAACACAGCCCAACAATCCCATAGCAGGACAGTTATGGTATGATACAACAACCGGACGCCTTAAAGTATATAACGGCATTAGTTTTGGAGTAGGTAGCGGTCCTATTGTTTCAGGATCACAGCCTACTACTTTTGTTGAAGGTGACTTTTGGGTCGACAATATCAATAAACAACTATATTTTTATGACGGTGTTGATTTAACACTAGCAGGACCGATCTATAAAGACACTCAGGGAAAAAGTGGTTTCGAAGTTATTACAATCGTAGACTCATTTTTAATCGAACACACTGCGGTTTTTCTCTGGATAGGTAACAGTCTGCTTGGAATTTTTAGCAAAGACACTGCATATACTCCGCTAAACCCTATTACAGGATTTACTGGACAAATTAGACGAGGATTTAATCCTGGTACATTAACTGGTCAGAAATTTTACATCACATCAGCCGCTGCTGATGCATTGGTAGCACCTAGTGGCGCATTAAAAACTACCAGCAGTTTCATGCTTACTGAAGAAAATACCAGCACAGTAGGCACAGTTACAATTCAAAATTCTACACCTTTAATACTTGGTCCTAACCAAAATAATGAGATTAGAACTAGTTTGACTTTGATAGAACATATTAGCAACAATACAGGACAAGATTTTAAAATTAGAACCAAAACAGGTGCTGGTTTAGAAGATGCTTTTACAATTCGTGCTACTGATCAACGAATAGGTATCTACAAATCCAATCCAGTAGCCACATTGGATGTGGGTGGTGACGTGTTTATCAGTGGCAGTTTAACAGTTAAAGGTGCTACAACTACAATAGAAACTACTAATTTAACTGTTGAAGATAGAGTTATTACTTTAGCAAAATCTAGTGATAGCACTGCCAGTGAAGATTATGCAGATGGTGGCGGGTTTATTGTCACAGGTACACCAAATCACTCAATGCTATGGGAAAAAGAAAATGGCGGCAATGGCGGTCAATTTAATATCAGCGATAATATCAATTTATCAGCCGGTAAAGAAGTAAGAATTAACGGACAATTAGTATTAAGTTCAACAAGTTTAGGAGCAAGTATTACAAGTGCTCCAGGTATTACCAGTTTTGGACCACAAACGCAGTTAACTGTTGACAACATTCTTGTGGACGGTAATACTATTTCTACTACAAATCTTAGTGGTGATTTGATATTATCTCCTCAAGGCACCGGAGTTGTTAATGTTGACTCTAGTCGTATTACCAATGTTGTTGATCCTGTGGGAGCACAAGATGCTGCTACTAAAAATTCTGTAGAAACTTTTGTTAAAGGCAGAACTCTTGCAGTGACGATTGATTGTAGTGATTTTACAGTGGGTAATATTGATACTAAAGTGGCTATTATTTTAACTGCAATGTACCCGCCCGCATCCTATCAAATTGGCACAGAGGCTGAAGTGCTGTGTACCAGCACTCAAGCCCAGTTTACAGCAATTGATGTGGCCAGTCAGATTTCCAGAACTTACAAAGCCGTGTTAAGTATAGACGGTTCCACACAAGAAAATGTGTTGGAAGATTTCAGCATCGGTAGTGTACCTACTGGTAGTGCTACTATCACAGTTACACGACTATTCAAACGCTTTCAAATACAAGGTACACCCGGTTCTGGAGTTTGGACTAAAACTATAGAGCGCGGTGCCGGATATACCACGGGTCTCGGACTGTGATTTTGATATAAATATAGAATAAAGGGGTTTGGTAATGTCTTATAGTGTAGATAGATTTCGCGGTTCAGCAACTTATACAGTTGAAGACGGCACCATAGATAGTAGTTTAGATATTAAATTAATTGGTAAAAACTACGCCGGATATGGTGAAATTCAGAATGAAAATTTCTTGCATTTGCTGGAAAATTTTTCAGGTGCCGATGCACCTGCTCGTCCGTTAAGCGGACAAATTTGGTTTGACAGTTCCAACAGTAAACTTAAATTTTATGATGGTACAAAATTTCGTACCACAGGCGGTGCCGAAGTTGGTCCTAATGCTCCTAGCGGGTTGACTACTGGTGATTTTTGGTGGGACAATGTTAACAAACAATTGTATTCGTGGGACGGTGCTGCCTTTGTTTTAGTGGGTCCGTTAGGAGTTTCTGGTGCAGGTACTACACAATTTCGATCTAGAAATGTATTGGATACGCTGGGTAATAGCCATGCAATTATTGAATCTATTGTCGATGGCGCCACAGTTTTTATAATTTCTGCAGATGAATTTACCTTGAATGTTAGCAATGCAATTACTGGGTATAGTTTAATTAAAAAGGGAATTACATTAATTTATTCATCTTCGGGAATAACATCAACAGATCATGTATATTGGGGAACTTCGAGTAATTCTTTAAAATTAAACGGTCTAAGTTCTAATGATTTTGTATTGTCATCTGCGGCCAATTTTGCCGGTCTTGTTAGTTTTGCAGATGTAGGATTTAGAGTAGGTAACGATAATGATCTGCGAGTTTTTGTCAACGGTGGCGACACTCCTACGATTCAAAACCAAGTTGGTAATACTATTACCTTCCAAACTACATCAGCCAGCGTCACAGTGACTCCGCTGAAATTAGTAGCAGAAGACGTATTACCTGGCCTAGACAATACTACTGATCTTGGATCTACTACTTTTAAATTTGCCACTGTTTATGCAAACAGTTTTAATGGTCCTGCTACACAATCTGACAGTTTAAATGTAGGCGGAACATATCGAACAGCCGCAGTTGCTGCCACAATCAACACAGTGGCTGTTAGAGATGCATCGGGCAATTTGTTTGCTAATATTTTTAATGGTACTGCAACTAGTGCTCAATACGCTGACTTAGCTGAAAAATATTTGCCTGACGCAGAATATTCTGTAGGAACTGTTGTATCGGTTGGTGGCACCAAAGAAATAACAGCCAGTAATACTGGTGACAGAGCAATAGGTGTAATCAGTGAAAACCCAGCGTTTATGATGAACAAGGATTTAGAGGGCGGAGTTTATGTTGCCTTAAAAGGCCGAGTTCCTGTTAAAGTTGCAGGCACTGTGATTAAAGGACAACGATTGGTAGCATCTAATGATGGTACTGCTGTTATCTCAGCAGCACATAATTCAAATGTGTTTGCTATTGCCCTAGAAACAAATTCAGATGCTGGTATCAAACTAGTTGAATGTGTAATATTATAAAGGATTAGTGATGCCATCTGGTGTATTTCCAAAAGTAACAGGCGAATTAATTTTCGCAGCCGATTACAATACTATACAGTCTACCATATCTTCAGTAATGGGAATAGGTGCAGGAGACGAAGGATACGGTCAACAAATTACTAGTAGTCAAATTGTTCCAGGTACCACTGCACAAGTTATTCAATGGTCAAGATTACGTACCGATATGATATTAGCACGACAACATCAAACTGGAGTAAATGAAAGCGGCAATTTAGCATTGGCATCTAGTGCTATTGCAATTAACAGCACATTGGCTAATCAATATTTTACTTTTGCTAATCTTGTAAGATCGTCTAGGCTAACATTGGCAACTACAGGCGGCAACAGTTCTACAGAAACATTGGTAAATCAAACTAGAACTACTAGTTGGAATGGCACATTGACACATACTGTAACAATAACTTTTCCAGGTTATACTACAGGAACATTGACAGTTAGTGCAGCCAATCACGCTCGAGCATTTTTTAATGGTGGCGGACAAATTTTAATCAGTGCAGCAAAAAGCGGCGGCTCCACATCGGCTCCTAAAAATATCACATGGACTACAATGTTAGGAAACGGTACTACTCCTAGCGGATTTGGAACTATATCTTTTAACCATACCGCTACTACTACAGTTGCTGGTACAGCATCATCTGCAGGCACAACATACGGAATTGGATGGTATGATCTGTCTACAAGTAATCAACTAATTTTTAACAAGGCAGCACCTGCAGGCGATTACTCTGCTAATGATTATGAAGTATATGCTCGTAGAGATGCAGGATCAACGCAACTAATCCTTACTATTCAATTTAAAGACGACGCGGGTCCTAATCCTAATATTGACGAAGATATCGATGGCAGTTTGCAAAGTTTGATTCGACAAGTTCGTCCGTCGGGCTCCAATGTGTCAGTACCTACTCCTACAGCATCGGGTACTGGTCTACTTTAATCAAAACAAATCGTTTACTATTTTTTTCTAGATAATTACTTGTAACTATCTAGGAAATTTCTATGGATGAACGCTTAGAAAAAGCATTTCAAACAGCCAACTTTATGGCTACTTTAAACCTTTCACGTAAAGCAGCACTGGAAGAATTTAAACAAGGGTTAATATTCTATCAAAATGGTTGTAGTTTTACTGCAGACTTAGAAACAATAACTAAAATTCACATGTTGTCTTTGCATGAACAATCTGCAATCGTTGTTGATAATAACAATATTCCTATGGAAGTAACAGATTTAAAAGATTTTTTGAATAAATGTTTAACATTATACAAAAAAGAGTCTGAAAAATATCTTGCCAAATACAACAACATAAAAAAACAAAGAAATATCTCTAATTTAATTAATCTATGACTAGAGGTTTTTTAATTTTTGCTCAAAATAATTCTGATGTTGACTATTGCAAGATAGCCACATTTTGCGCCCAGCGTCTTAAGAAATATATAGACTTGCCGATTACATTGGTAACTGACAGTAAGGAATGGTTATTGACTAGTCAACCAGATGCTGCTGAATTATTTGACCAAATTATCACAGCATATACTGACACTACGCAGCAACGCCGATTTAGTGACGGATCTTTATACAGTAAACAACTAGTTTGGAAAAATCTTTCTAGAGTAGAAGCATATGATCTAAGTCCCTATGACGAAACAATTATTTTAGACAGTGATTATATTGTATCATCGGATTATCTAGCACATCAATTCGATCACGAAAATGATTTGGCATTATTTAGAAATAGTTACGATTTAGCACAATGGCGAAATGTAGAATCATTTGAATTTATCAATGATCAAAGTATCCCCTTTTATTGGGCTACTGTTGTGTTTTTTAGAAAAAATAAATTTACACAATCATTTTTTGAGTTGTTAAAACACATTAGAAAAAATTGGGACTACTATAGATTGCTTTATAAAATTGATTCAAAAATGTATAGGAACGATTTTGCATTCAGTATTGCAATTCATATGATGAATGGAAATATTGATTATCCTGTAGTGTCAATCTTGCCAGGCAAAAAGTTTTACACTTTAGATAAAGATATAATGATTGACGTTTTAGATGACAAATTTAAATTTTTGTTAGAAAAAGAAAAGTATCTAGGTGAATATATTGCATTAAAAACACAAGGTATTGACGTACATGTTATGAACAAATATAGTTTGTTGAGGTTAATAGATGACGGAAAGTAATCGAGGATTTTTTATTGTGGCACAAAATTCGGTAGATTGTGATTATGTCAAACAGGCATATTATCTTGCCAAAAGTATTAAACGTAGTCAATCCACAGTAAAAAATGTATCGTTAATGACTAACGATATAGTGCCTACAGAATATGTGTCTGCATTTGATAGAATAATTAAAATTCCATTTGAAGACCATGCACTAACCAGTAAATGGAAAGTTGAAAATCGTTGGAAGGCATACTATGCTACACCGTATGAGCACACTATTTTACTAGATGCTGACATGCTGATATTGTCAGACTTAACGCATGTATGGAAAAAATTGCAGGACAAAAATTTATATTTCACTAGTCAAGTAAAGAATTTTAGAGGCGATATTCTTACTGATCGAATTTATCGAAAAACATTTATAGAAAATCAGTTGCCTAATTTGTATAGTGGATTTTGTTATTTTAAAAAATCAGACGAGAGTTTAGAATTCTGGAAAGTAGTTGAACTTATAACATATAACTGGGAAAAATTTTATGGAGAATTTAGTCCTAAAAATTACCAAAAATTTTATAGTCTTGACGTTACTATAAGTATTGCGGCTAAAATTTTAGGACTTGACAATTGTTTTGATGCAAATCAAATATGTAGTTTTACTCATATGAAATCATTAATACAGGGATGGCACAGTGTTCACCCCGATTGGACCAAAGTTGCACAGGTTGAAATAACTGATGCCGAAACAATCTATATTAATCAATTCAAACAAACTGGGGTATTGCATTATGTAGAAAATTCATTTTTAGAAGATTATATCAATCATGCTGGCTGAACACGACGACACAATTATTACTGACGAAGAAATTCAAAAAATTGTTAACTCTACTGAGAGTAATGGTCTTTATAAAATATATTTTGACAATAACACTGGTGATATTTTATCTATTACTAACGAAGTCAATTCGGCATATTCTCATTATATAGAAGTTCCATCTACTGATATTGAAGATTTTCTAAGTGGCAAAATAAACTATTCTACTTACAAAATATCATATACAAGTCCTACAGAATCTAAGATTGTGCAAAAAGATGCACAAAATGACGATCAGCGAGTGTTGTTACAAATTCCTATGTTGAAATCGTTTGTTGGTGCGTTATCTATTAAAAATAATATCAATACTAAACAGTGGGCATTTAAACTCAATGAAGAAGAAAAATCGCACATAAAAAAATATAAAATTAATTCCAAATTGGAATTCTATGTAACATTTTTAAAGAACGCCAGTTTTTTAATACGCACGATTAAGATTGATACTATTGACCTGGCATATAATGACACTGTATATATAGATCATGTTACATCAACAGAACAATCATTAAACAAAATAAAATTTTATACCAAACCATTTTTTAAATCATACGGATTAATTACGCCATGAGTCAAACATTTAAAATTCTTGATTATGATATCATATATCTTAGTTACGACGAACCCAACGCTGAAAAAAATTATGCAGACTTGTTAACTAAAGTGCCGTGGGCAAAACGTGTACACGGAGTTAAAGGTAGTGATGCAGCACACAAAGCCTGTGCAAATCTAAGTGAGACAGATCGTTTTGTTACAGTTGACGGTGACAACATCATACACGAAGATTTTTTAAACCAAGAAGTAAACTTTGACGAACACAAGGATTTGTCAAAGTGTGTTATTTCTTGGGCAGGTTATAATGTAGTTAACGGACTCATGTACGGCAATGGCGGATTGAAACTGTGGCCTAAGCAATATGTTTTAGATATGAAGACTCATGAGAACGCACCCGCTGATGATCCTAATGCACAAGTAGATTTTTGTTGGGATGCAGAATACATACAAATGAACAGTTGTTTCAGCGATGTGTATAACAATGCCACCGCCTTTCAAGCATGGAGAGCAGGATTCCGTGAAGGCGTGAAAATGAGTCTAGAGCGAGGAGTTCGATTAGAAAACAGAACTTTTAAAACTAGCATACACTGGAAAAACATGCAGAGATTGTTGGTGTGGTTAAACATTGGCAAAGATTCTGACAACGGAGATTGGGCTATATTAGGTGCTCGACAAGGATGTTATATGACCAATTGCACTGACTGGGATTATATACAAGTTAGAGATTTTGATTATTTAACTGACTTTTGGAATAAAGAAGTTAAAGATATAGCAGAAGAATTATCTGCTAAAATTGTTTTCTACGGTAATGAATTAAAGAAAAGATTAGATCTTGAAATTTGCGACCTAGATGCTGACGCTAGTAAATTTTTCAAAGGTGTGTTTAAAAATTCTAGCAGATCAAATTATGGATTTTTGGAAAAAGAATGATTGATATTTTTTATCAAAAAAACAGTAAAACAGCATCAATACTACTTGAAAAGTATCCCGATGCAATTCCTGTAAAATCTATCGAAGATTGTTGCTCTACAAAATACTGCTGGTATGTTGATAGTGACGTTATACTAGATAAAAATTTTACTATAAATTATAAATTAGAAGAATCGGAAGAGATATACATACATCAATTTGAAAACGATGGAGTTAAAGGATTATATTTAATTCCATATAGATACAAATTTAAAAAAGATAATCATAACCAATTTGAGAACAAAAAAATTATTGCAACCAGTAACGTTTTTTATACTTTTGTAAATTATGATATTTTCTTTTTAAGTTGTGGAGAACCTTTTGCTGACAATCATTTTCAATTGTTAAAAAATCGATTTCCTTTTGTTCGTAGAATTGATGGTGTGAAGGGTATATATGCAGCCCACAAGGTTGCTGCAATTAAATCAACAACTCCATATTTTTGGGTAGTCGATGCTGATACAACAGTATCGGATCAATTTTATTTTAATCATGAAGTTAAACCAACAGAGTTTGATGTAGTTCATATATGGCATAGTAGAAATGATATCAACGATGCAGTCTACGGCAACGGCGGAATTAAACTATTACCAAAGTTTTTATTTGATATAGAATATACTGGCAAAGTTGACATCACTACTAGTCTAAGCGATCAAATAAAAATTTTACCAGACATCGCTGCTGTTCATAATATCGGAACAAGTCCTTATGTAGCATGGCGTAGTGCATTTAGAGAAGCAGTTAAGTTAACACTACAGAACGATGCTGAAAGTCGAGAACGATTGCAAATTTGGATGACCAAGGGCCTCTCTAAACCTAATGGGGGTTATGCAGTATTAGGAGCCAAGGCTGGCAATAAGTATGCATTATCTAATAGTCTAGATACACTAAAAATAGCCAAAATAAATGACTATGCATGGCTGCATAGTCAGTTTAAAGAAGCATACCCTAAATTATTTATTACTCATTGAGCAATTTTTTAGCCAGCGGAAATATCTTACTGATTACCACTGCACATTCTTTAGCAATTTCCATATGTTCTTTTTGTGTACCATTGGAACTACGCAGTTCGATGTAATGAATCCATGAACGTAATGTTCCGTTCATATACATGCGACTCATAGTAAGTCCTTCTGGTAATAGAGCACGAGCCTGTTCTTTAGCGATGCCGTTGGCAATAGCCCACTTGTATTCTTTCTCAACAGTATACAATACTCGTTTTTGAGCACGCTCCCATTCAATAGCCAATAGGCGTTGGCTTTCGTCGTTCAAATCAAACTCGACACTGTTTTGTCTATTCTTTGTGTCTTGAAATCGTGCTTCACGAATGACAAACGCTTCGGTCATTTCTGCTGTGGGATCAGCATAACGTTGACTGAATTCTTGAAACGAAAAACTTCTATGGCGTAAAATTTGTCGTGCAATGTCTCTAGTAGTTTCGATTTCTAAACACATACTGACCATCTCGAGAGGTGACCAATGCTGATGCTTAATTAAATAGCCAATTAATTTTTCGCTGGTTTCTGTGTTAAATTGATTGGCAGGATTACTTACTCTAGCACAGTACGCTACAAGATCTTGTGCATCATTAATTTTTAGTTGTTGAAATTCAGCAGTTGGCTGACTATGACTTACCAGTTGTATTTTCACAATTTTCTTTTCTTTAAAAATTTACCTGTGATTTTTAATATATCACGTTTTACTTTTTCTGTATCTAATTTAAAATCGATATTACTAATCGCATCATCGTATGCAGTAAAAAATTCCTGCAGTTCTGCTTCTACTTTCGAAGTATCATTTCCCCTAAGTTTTGATCTCACAGCAATGCTCCAAGATCTGCCATCTTTAAAACTAATGAGTATTGAATCTAAATATTTTATCGGAATAACTTTTAAATTGATTTCACCAAAAACTTCAGGCCAATGATCTATCACTTCTTTAGGCAAAGTTTTTTTTAAAATCACTTTTCTTTCGGATCCAGTTCTAAAGCCATTTTTCTAAGTTTGGCTGCTTCTTTATACAATCTATCAGCCTCACTTCTATATTTGGCTGCACGATCAACTGAGGTCATGTGTTCTTCATCTTTAGGAGGAGTAATGTCTTTTACTTCTACTATTTCCTCAATCTCGGTTTGTGAGTTCTCAGATTTAATATGAAGATCATCTATAGCAATACCACGTTGTTCAGCAATTAACGCATTAAGTTCGTCAAGACTAATGCTTTCACTTAGTGTTGGAGTCATTGAGATATCGCTGGTAGGAACACGAACCATACGACCTTGCGTATGTAGTGCTGCCAACATGGTCGAACCGTCGGGAAAATTAGTTCTACTCAATACATCGGCCAATTCATAACTATCTTGTGCTGAACTAGATTCTACCAGTTGAATTAGAGCATCGTGATAACTATCTGGTAAATTTTCAGTAGGAATAATAACAGCGTGATATGCATCGCCTGGCAGTGTTCGATAAGCCACAAGACATTTTTTGCCTGTGGCTTTGACTCTGCCTACATGTTTAAGTTCAACCATTTGCTGGTCCTTTCTGTGCGGAATTTAAAAAATTCACTAATTTATTGTATGTTTGTCCCACTAGAACCATTTCACTGGGTTTAAAGGCTCCGCGTGTACTAGCAACATCAATAATCATTTTCATAGCATTGAGATCGCTGATATTTAAATCGTTATCAGCCGGTGGTGCAGTACCTTCTGGAGGAATTGGTTGTTGTGTTGTTTGTGTTGTGTTTTCAGTCATAAGACATCTCCTTTACTTTAATTATCTATGTACTAAATGAGGGCAGGCAAGTTTGAAGAAACTTAATTCTTTTTCAACTTCGAATCCAATTTTATGAATGTATTCAATAGTATTGTTATGCAGTACAAGTCCGTCGCCTGTAAAATATCTTCCTTTAAGATGTCGATAGATCCAGTCATCTATTTTTTTTAAATTGGCAGTTGAAACTTCGTCTGTGTAAAAAAAATGATGTGCTGGAAATTGCACACGCCTAATGTCAAAAATGTTTAACGGATTTACTTTGAGTTTATTCATTTGATACCAATAATCATATGTCTATTATAAGACATATCTTTAAATTGAAAGTTCATTGTTCCGGAAAATTTTAAATCTTTTACTGGATATGTGTCGATAAAATGTTCTAAAGATTTAGGCCTTGATACATGATCGTCGATAATTAAATCATTGCCTTGTAATAATACCAAAGTTCCTTTAGGGATTAAATTGTACCATAACTTAGATTTAAAATGTTCTGTGCTGGTATTTACAACACAATTAATTTTATCGGTATCGTAAGTGTATTCTAATTTATTAGCATCGAACGGATAAGCGCGGAATTTC